GAGCGGTTGATTTGGTTAAAGCATCGTAGGCGTATGGAAATGTACAACAGGAACGAAATCTGCAAATCGCTATATACTATCTTCAAGAGTGTATCAGACAAGATATATATAGACGACAGACCAAGCAGTACCACAACGCAGATGGAAACATTTTTAGTCATTAAGATTGGAGATGTAGACCCGATGCACGCTTACGGTGACACATACGGAACTATCAGAGCCTTTTATAAGGACAAGGACAGTACATCGCAGATAACTAAATTGTCTGATTTGGAACAGAAGATATATGCTCTTCTACCGATTGACAATGAATTATACAAGGCATTAAATCCTAAAACACTTGAATGTAAGTCCGACGGTGCAGGTTTTCACTATCTCCCTATTTATTTCGATTTGATTTTAAAGTAATAACAACACAAAACACATAACATTATGGCAGCAGCAATAATTACAAAGGGATTGAGCGACTTAAAGAAACTCTTTTCACAGATGCACAACATCTATTACACCAAGACACCAAATCTGACTTTGGCTACATTGGCAACTTTTGATTTCGAGTTACCCGTTACAGAGGGTGGAGTAACGTTCAAGAGCGGTGAAGCACAATTGACAAAGACGAAACTTACGACTGGAGAGATTTGGGACGTTATGAGCAAGAGCGGCGATGATGATATATCCTATCAGATTGCTTCTTTCGCTCCCGAACTGTTGGCAACATTCACAAATACGGACGCTACGGCTACGGCAATGACAGCAGACGTAAACGGAGTAACCTATGAAGGTTACGGTGTCAATACCGCACCTAAGAAGGTAGGAGGCGGTCTGTTTATGACAAGTCAAGACTTAACGGCAGCTATCTTCATCCCGAACGCAGAGATTTTCTCCAACCTCGTAAACGAGAACGACAAGCCTGCTTACATCAACAGCAAGGTTTCAGCTCTCGCAGACGCAACGGGAAAGAACATCTATGTTCTGTTCAAGAAGACAGCATAGGCACTCTTTCATAAAGCAACGTGGGGCGGTAGGCGGTTAATGCCCATCGCCCCTTTCTTTTTTTCAACAATACAAAACAAAATCAATATGTCTAAGAAAATACAACAACCCGATATAGAAGCACAGAAGGAACTACAATCGGTTGAACTTGATTTGCCCGATTACGCTACGGTACGCAACAAGAAATTCAAAATCAGATGGATGCTTAATTTTACCAGAAGCATGATAACTAAAACCATACTACAAGAAGGGAATGATGATAAGCAGTCCTGTATGTGTGCCGCACTTATGGTATTAAACGGTTTTTGGTCTATCAAACTTTTGTACTGGCTTAAATGGAGATGGTTCTATTATGTCAAGCAGTACAACGAGACGGAACTTACCGAGTTGTTGGATTTAGGTAAAAAAAAAGTACCGCTAGACCAATACTACACAAATACCATATTGTTGACCGCTCTAAAGGATACGAGCATGATGATGAAGAAGGAGGAAGTTGCTACTACCCTTCAAGGACTGAATACGGGGCAGCCTACGAAATCGCCAAACACCACGCATGGATGATGCAACCTAGATATTTCTTCTTCGGACTTTATCGTGTACCGATGTGGGAATATATGTGCGGAATGACAGCAGCACAGATAGAACTGATGAGCATTGACAAACCTCTTACACTTTACGGGAAGAAGAAAAATACTCCCGATGAAGAAGATATACTTGAAGCACAGAGACGTTGGGAAGAAAAATACGGGGATAAGGCTGACAAGAGCGTGGATGCTAAACCCCTATTGTCGAATTTTAATATTAAATAGTTATGGCATTAGATACATTATTTTTTGACTTGAAGATAAACGATATGACTGATGAGCAGATGAAAACCATCAAGTCACGTCTTGAAAAGGAACTAGGTCTAAACTTAGATTTAGGAAAGCAAATCCAACAATCACTTAATAATTCAGATGGAATAAAAGTTAAAGTAGGAGCAAATACCGAAGCATTGGAGAACGCTCTGAAAAGAATATCAGAACTCGTATCAAAAAGTGGTATGAGCAAATCTGAAATAAGTGAGTTGAACGCTATAACTAAATCAATTAAAGAAATAAACTCTGAAATAGAAAAAGAAAGTTCCTCCAATTCAAAAGCTAAGAGTAAAGAAATTTCAGACGCAAAAATACTTGAAGAGCAGTATTTAAGATTATACAATGCCGAGCAAGCAATGAGAAGTGCTGCAAACGGCGAGCAAACAAGCAATAGATTTAAAGACGCAATATCTAAATTGCAGATTTTAATGTTTTATCTTAAAGAAGCAAGAGGTGACGCAGAAAAGACAAATGCGGCTCTTTCTGGTGGAGCATCTAAATCTAATATAAATTCAGCATTAAAAGAATCATTATCAGCTACAAAAGAACTTCAAAAAGAGAGATTAGATTCCGTAAAAAGGATAGAAGCTGAAAATAATGCAATGATACGTTTGAAGGCAACTATTGATAGTATGGAATTAGCACTTAAACGCTATCAATCAGTTAGCAATTCTCTTGGAAATCCGCAATCTGTAGAAGCTGCAATTCAAAAAATGCGTGAATACATAGAACTTGCAAAAAAGGCGTCTATGAGTGGTGATAGCTCTATTTCTTTTCTTAAAAATAACTCTTTAGGAATGGGAGCTAGCAACATTGAAAAATCAATATCAACAGAAGCAGAGTTAGAAAGACAAAGACAAAAAGCGCAAGCAGCAGCAGAGGCGCAAGAAAGATTGGCCGCTTCTCACTATAGAGCTTCATTAGCTACAGATTCTCATACAAGAGCATCTTTGAGATTAGGAAATAGTTTGACTGGTCTTATTTCTATTACTGGTGATTTGCGTAATCAGATAGGTATGCTAGTCTCTGTCTATACAGTAGAACACCTATTGAAGAATGCCGTAGAGATAGGCGGTGAGTTTGAAAAGCAGAAGTTGGCTATGGGAAGTATGCTAGGCTCTCTTGAACAGGCGGACGATATATTTAACCGAATGAAGAATTTGGCTCTTACCTCTCCATTTAACTTCAAAGACTTATCTAACTATTCCCGTCAGCTAACCGCATTTGGGACACCATATAAGGACTTATACGACACCACAAACAGACTTGCGGATATTTCAGCAGGACTTGGCGGTGATATGTCAAGGTTGGTTCTTGCTTTCTCACAGGTAAAGGCAGCGGCTTATTTGAGAGGACAGGAAATGCGACAATTCACTGAATTTGGAGTATCGCTACCCGATTTGCTCGCTAAGAAATATTCAGAAGCCGAACATAGGATAGTTACGGCAGGTGATGTCATTGAAAGAGTGTCTAAGAGAATGGTATCTTTCAATGATGTAAAAGATGTACTTTGGAAGTCTACGGACAAAGGAGGTCAGTTCTACGGTATGCAGGACGTATTGGCTCAATCTACAAGTGGTATGGCATCCAACTTAAAGGATGCTATTGACACGGTGTACTACGACATCGCCAATTCCAACAGTGGAATGATAAAGGAGAGTATTAAAGGAATAACAGAGCTTGTATCTCACTGGAGGGAACTTACATCGGTTCTTGCAGCAGGAACATTTGTATATACTGCAAATAGATTAGTTATGGCTGCACACAATAGGATGCTCGGATTGAATACCGCAGAAACATTGAAAGGTGTTATGGCTTCTAAGCAGGAAGAAGCAAGTTTGTTGCGGCATAAGGCATTATATGGAGAATTATCAATTGCAGAAAAAGAAAGATTGGCTACCGTGAATACATTGACAGCAACTGACTTAAAGTTATTAGCCACGTCTAAAGCTATTAGCGCAGACCAATTAATGAGAATGGTTAATACGAAAAGTATTACTGCTACACAAGCATTTCAAGTTGCATCTACATTGGAATTGTCAGAAAGCGAAAAGAGATATTTGGTTACATTACGTGCTCTTGACATACAAATAGAAAAAAGCAAACTAGGAATCCTGTCTTTTGCAAACGCTAAAAAGCAAGCATTAATGTTTGGAAATAAAGTGGCAACGATAGGTACTGATTTATGGTCTAGTATAAAAGGGTTTTTTACAGTTCCAAATCTTGCTATGACCGCTGCCTTTGTAGGTCTTGATTTATGGATGAATTATCAACAGGAACTCGAAAGGGTAAAACAAGTAAACGATACTACTTTAAAGGACGCAAGGGACTCATATAAAAATCTTACTGATTTTATAAATTCAAATCCCATAGACATTACTATAAAATCGGGAGACGAAACTGATATACAGAAACTTCTAGAGACTTACAGAAACCAACTGGAATCATCGCCACTTGAAATGACTTCTGTTATAGCGGAAATAGACAGTCAAACTATAAACAACAATATTGAGAAGTTAAAAGGATATTACAAAGCGATAAATGATTTAAAGCAGGCTAATGAAATAGTAAAAAACACTGGAGATAACCCATTCACAATAGCAAATTCAAGAAGTGATGGAGGATGGTTTAAAGGAATATTTAAAGATGAGTTAGATACCAATATCAAAGATGTAGGTAATGCGATTATGGATATGAAAAAATCGTTTACTGATTTTGATATTGATAAAATTCTAAATTTACAGTCAACAGATAGTCGGCTTCAAACAGTAATTGAAAGACTTAAAGAGATGAAATCCGAAGGTGCTGATAATTATGAGCTTACAAAAAGTTTTTATTCTTTATTAAATTCATCGAATATATCTTTAAATAGCGACAGTCTTAGCAATATTAAATTAATAGGTAATAAGGAATATAGCGATTACACAAATACTCTCAAAACAGAATCAGAGCAAGCAAAAGCAGCTATTAAAACAGTAGCTGAAAGTATGGGGTTTGATATAAACAATATGACGCAATCCCAAAAATTAGCCGTTGCAGAATTTGCTAGACAGTGGGTGCAGTCTTTGTCAAGTGCAAGTCAAGAATCAAAAGATATATTTACGTCTCAAATTGAGGATATGCTATTCAAGACTGATAAGAATATGGAAAACCACACAAAGAGTTGGGATATTCTTGGAGATACAATATCTGATATATTACGTTCAAAAGGTAAGGATATAGCTTCTGCATCTCAAAAAGACATGGAAATGGCAACAAAAGCGGCTATGAATCAGTTAAGAACGCTTCATCCCGAAATGAGCAATTTCATTAATTGGATGAGTTCTAATTTGCCGACAGTTATACTTCATGTAAAAACTCAATATGATGGTGCTCCTAAAGATGTGTCGTATCAAAATTTTGTACGGGGTAATCTTAAAGGGAGTTATGGAAGCGGAATATCTAAAAGACAAAATCAATATTTGCCAAATGCAGGAGAAACCGCTGAACAATTTCACGAAAGGATGAGTAATGCTTATTCAGATGCAAAAAAATCAAAAGAAATAGCGTCTGAAACAATGAGTAAGGCAAAACAAGGTTCTTCTTATTATCATAAGGCGGCTGCCGATTTCACAAGAGCCGATACAGCTATGTCTGATGCTATGGATGCTCTTCAAGCAGCAGGATTTAGTGACATACTAGAAAAAGGGACACCGAAAGCAAAAGGTTCAAAAGCAGGCGGTTCAAAGACAGACCAATTTTTGAAGGACATACAGACACAAGCTGAAATGATTAAAAAAGCGGTAGATGTATATAAACAAGGTGTGCAGTCAGGTGAAAGTCAATTAGCATCTATTGGAGATATAGAAAAATTAGGAATATTCCCCAAAGGAACATTTGATAAGATTACGAGTGAAGATGAACTAAACAAGTGGTATAAAAACCGTCTTGACTCTTTGGTAAATGCATTGCGAAAAGCTAAAACCAGTAACGAGCGCAAAAAAGAACTTAGCACATTACTAGCCGATTCATTATCATTTGACCGTGATGCTACGAAGAAAAGACTTGATGAGATAGGAAAACAAATATCGGATGCAATGTCTGAAACAGCAAAAAGTTGGGATAATTACAAACAGCTTATAGGTTCGGGAATGAGCAAATCAGACGCTTCAAATTTTGCTTTCGGAGGTAATACTTCATACACTTCAAAGACAGAAGCTATGGCAGCTACTTTCTACGACCAAATGGCAAAAAAAGGCAGAATACGTGATATAGGATTCAATATTACAGAAAGCGATGCAAGAAAAACACTCGGTGATGATGCGATTGGAAAATCTCTGTTTGAATCATGGAAAAAAGTAAAAGACGAAATAGAAAAGGACAAGATACAGATACAGTTAGACGGACAGAAAGCAATTTCGCAGATACAGGGTATTGCAGATAAAATAAAGTCAACAATTTCAGTAGCACTTAACAGGTCTATCGGAATTAATTCAAATACAGGAAAGCAGTCACAGTTAAGCGATTATGCTGAAACTGGAGATAATGGTTTACTTAAACTGAAAGATGGCGCAGAAAAGTTGCTTTCCGGCAGAGAACTTGAAATGGTTAATTCTTATATAGAAGAAGCAAATCAAGAAATAACGAAGTTAAGTTCTTCGCTTCTTGAATTATTACCTGCATGGGATGATATATTTGGGAAGGCTGCATACAAGAGCCTAAGCGATTTATTAAGAGGTATGCGTGAAGCTAAGGAAATAATATCAAACGCAAAGGTTGTAAATGACAAGAACGGTAAGCCTTCATATTTTACATCTTCATATATGGATAGAGATGGTAAGGAGCAGTCGGTTAGTGGGAACATAGGCGAATTAGACAGATTGAAAAACCAGACAGACACGAGACAGGGAGATATAAATAAAAAGAATCCTTTTGTCGGAATGTATCAATCCGCAAATAGTTATTTCGGTGCTAAACAGCAAGAAAAAAAATGGAGTGACCTTTCCAAGCAAGCAGAAAAGAATGGAGGTACTACTACATATACAGATGATAAAGGGAATAAACAGACAATAACTAAAAAGGATGCTGATAGTAAATCAAATGATGCAAGAGAACAGGCATCGAAAGCATCTCTTTCGTTTGCGGAAGCTCTTCAAAATTCCGTAGGAAAATTGCAAACGTGGAACAATGGACTTTCAATGTTGGGTTCGACTATTGAAGCATTAGGTGGGGGAAGTGATGTATCTGATGCAGCAGGTGTAGCAGGAGGTATGTTAAACGGTGCTCAATCAATGTCGGGTCTCGGTCCATGGGGTATGGCGGCAGGTGCGGCTATGGGGCTTATATCGGGAATAGCGTCAATGCACGATAAGAAACTTGATGAATCAATAGAGAAGAGTAAACAGAAAGTAAAAGAACTGCAACTTGCATATAAACAGATAGAGGATAATTTAAAGTATTATCTAGGTAATGCGGCAGAGAATACGCTTGTCAGTACAAGCGATGTGGAAAGAGTGCAAAAGATACAAGCATCAATAAAAGAAATACGTTCCAAGGGCGAGCTTAACTTATTTGATAAAATTTCACTTGCCGCACTCACTGAAGAACTGAAAAACCATTCTGCAACGGTAAAGTATTTGGATAGCAGTGATAGCGTAAATTACAAAAATGCTTATAACTATCAGCGTAACTTATATAAAGACCAGTTGGAGCAATTAAAGCAGCAAAAGTCATACGAGGAAGATAAAAAGAAAACAGACCAATCAAAGATAAACGATTACAATAGTCAGATTCAAGATATGGAAACCAAGATAGCCCAATATTCGGAAGATTTGGCTAATAGTCTGTATGGTATCGACATTAAAGGATGGGCAAGCCAAATTGGAGATGCTCTTTATGCTGCATGGCAAAAAGGTGAAAGCGGACTAAATGCCTATAAAACAGCAGTCAATTCCATAATGAGCAATCTTGTTAAGAGTTGGTTTTCTACTAATATCATAGAGAAAGCATTTACAACATTACAAAGCGACTTATTCGGAAGTGATGGAACTGGAGGTATATTCGGAACGAAGAATGACCTTACAGAAGAAGGCATAACAAAAATAGCCAATGATATAATGAACGCACAGAGAGATATTAATGCAAGTACCGAAAAGCTGAACAAATTAAGTGAGGAGCTTAAAAAACGTGGAATTGACATTAAGAACACAACAGATTCTTCAACATCTAACGCAATAAGCGGTGTAACGGAGCAGGAAGCAAATATCATCGCTGCTTATATGGATGCGATACGGCAGGACACATATAACAACAGGATGAACATTCAGAAAATCGTAGAGAGCGGTTTGAAAATAACAGAAAATCCTATGATGCAGGCTCAACTATTAGAGTTACGGAAGATAGAGTCCAATACATACAAGAATATGGAGTTGGTGGGAGAAATAAAGAGCTTGCTTACCGATTTCTCATTGGGCAACAAAAAAGTATATGTAAAATAAAGGCATTATGAAAGAATTAAGTATTGAATTAAGGAAGATGGCACGTGAGCAAGGCTTATGTGACCAGTGGTTTGGAGAATGGAAAGACGATAGCGATAACACTACCCTATTCGACAAATATAAACGTGGAATTGATTTCGCAATATCGAAAGATTATCCTACTCTCGATTATATCCGTTCGCACTGGAGTAAACAGGAACTTATGGATAATAACATATTTGTAGACTGTAAAGACGTTATTTGCCACAATCTGAAAGGAACGGTTATAGTGAATGGAGATTGCGACCTGACGTTGAATAATGATTTTTATAACGTATGTGATGTATATATACGTCATAACTCGAAAGTAAAAGTAACAGCTAGACAATGGTGCAAGGTTATGCTTAATGTGTACGATAATTCGGAAGTAGAAATTGAATGTTCGGACGATGCAAAGGTATATATATATGTGCATACTGATAACTGCTCAATACATAATACAGGAGATACTGAACCTATCATACATAAAGGGAAAACATACTGACGTACATAGTTTTTGTTTTAATTATTAGTTGAATAGGACGGAGTGTAACAAGTGTTTTACATTCCGTTCTTGCATTTTTATTCACATTAAATTAATATTTTTACTGTTTTATTGCATAAATATGCATATTTATGATTATATTTGCGGTTGAATATTCAATTAATATACATTATGGATGCTATTACAAGAAGCAGTTTGTTGATACAGAAGATGGTTAGCAATGCGCCAGTTGTCAACATTTACAAGCAATGGAATATTGTTTGTACTAAGATTCCATTCCCTAAAATAGAAACAAAAGAGCTACCTGCACACGATTTTTCGGGAAGTAATGGAGAAGATACTTACATACCTTCGTTTATGCCATTTAAGCCTTATGATTTACAGGTTGAATTTGCCTATAAAGGCACGGAGGATGAATGCTATAATGACGTATTCAAAGGATTCTTAAAATATCTTCAAGGTACAGAACCCGCATCCGATAATTATGATGAAATAACAGAGGGAGGTTTCAAGATATACGACCAACATAATTTAGTTGGGAGACAAAAGGTATATTTGAAAATATTCGACCCAAATGAGCTGATACATCAAAGCGGAGACCATCTCACTTTCAAACTCACATTCAGGGTTACAGACCCCGATACGGATATAACACTTATAGACCCTAAAACAGCAGTATCACTATGAGAGCATATATATTTGAAAAAGGTACTGAAAATATTAAATGTTCCGTTGAAAAACTGGAATACAACGGTCAGTTTATGGGAGAAAATTCCGTAATAGTTAGTGCCAAGTCTCCTAAACATATAGACTTTAATATAGACGATTATGTAGTATTCAGAGGCGAAAATTTTTATCTTGCTAATATCCCGACAGAGAAAAAGACAGGTGACAGAAATACGAAAGGAGACGTATTCCAATACGACAATATGAAGTTTATGAGTGTTCAGTATGAATTGAACAATGCGGACTTCAACGATTTCGTAGGTGGCAGTCAGACGGATATATCATTCACGGCACAGTCTAATTTCTCTTTTGTGGCTGCCACAGTAACAGATTTGGCACAGCGCATACAGGTCAACATGGATAGATACTACACTGGAGATAAGAAGTGGACTATCAAAGTTGACAACAACTATACGACAAGCGATGATAATCTGAATAAGCTGATTACCATTTCAAATATCACTTGTTGGGGCGCACTTGCTTTGTTTAAATCATTATATGACACTAACTTCATCGTAAGAGGACGCACCGTTACTATTGGAGGCAGTGGAAGCATAAAGGACATTACTTTTAAGGTAGGGGCATATAAAGGTCTATGGGATATGACAAGAAATTCCCAAACAGACCAAGGAATAGTAACCAAACTTACTTCATACGGAAACACAACAAATATACATCCGAGATACTATTCTCTTATCGGTGTAACGGTAAGCGCAAAGATAAGTTTCGCATCGAAATACTCAATCACTAGAAGCGGTGTTAATGATTATATATTCCAGTTCGACCTGTCGTACAGTTCAGAATTACGAACAAATATTAATGTAACCATATCTGGATATACATTTGATATGGTATATGGAAGCTATGGAGAATATAGCGGTTGGGTAATATCTAGCGGAGTTAGTGATAGAAATTCTATAGGTAAGAGTATATACGATTCATTGGCTGTTGATAGCAAGGGAACTCCCACAGTAACTGTATCTGCTATTATTAACAGCGGCGCGAGGAAGGATAATATATCCGACCTATCACATTTGTCTTTTGATGTAAACAGTAAGCTGCCTAATAACATGAATATTATGAACCTCATGCTACCTGCATTTCCTACGCAGACATTGGCAGAGTGGGTTGAAGAGAACAAGAGCAAATATTCATGGTTACAGGAGTATGTAAATCAAGGATATACATTCTCTACGGAACGTTTTTATCCGTGTATTTATAGTAAAAACAAAGACGTACTGGGTATCAGACCTCATACGGAATACTTTACTTCGGAGGATGAGACGCATAAGGACATATATCCTTCACTTCAATATTTCCAAAACGACAGAAATCAAGTTGTCGGGGCTACCACTTTAAACGGTGGCACAATATCAGACAGCGGAGTATTTGCCGATGGTGCGACCGTTGACCCTATATATATTATCATACCCGATTTAGGATTTGATTTTAACGATGTAGTCACATCAAAAAATTCTTTTACTCTGCATTTCAATTCGGGATATTGCGGAGGTCGTGATTTTACTTGTAGCGCATGGGTTAAAGACGGAACTACATGGAAACTGAAATGCGCAAGAATAAAGGATGATAGCATAGGCAAGTATTTCCCATACGTGGATGCGCCTATCAAGAAGGGAGATAAATTTGTCATTACGGATATCTATATGCCCGACACTTACATAGAACAGGCAAGTGTTGAACTGCTTAAATGGTCTATGAAGTGGATAGTTAAGAACGACTATACCGTATTCTCATATCAACTGACACCCGATATTAGCTTCATCAAACGTCACGATGATAAAATAACCGATAAAGGAACTACATTCTATCGTACCGTTAAAGAGGGAGATATATTATTGATTGAAGATACGGATATAGGTGTCACTGGCTCTATAACAATAGACCAAATTAAGATTACGATAGGTGACGGATTGCTGCCTAAATACGATATAACATTACGTGATACCAAGACGGTTGGAACGCTTCAAAAAGTACAGCAGCAGATAGACGCACTCACTGGTGGTGGTAGTGGCTCGGGGTATAATTCTTCACAAATAGGAGAAGTAGCCTATGCAGCACTAAAAGACAAATTCCTCTCCAAGACGAATAACGACAAAGCAAATGGACTGATCGGATTTGAAAAGGGGCTTGAAACGGGAACATTCCAAAGTGGACTTTTAGGTAGCGGTGCAATCATAGACGCTAAGGGAAATTCGGAAGTTGAAAGTATTATGTCCCGAACCTTTATGGCTGCCAAAGCGTTTCTTTATAATCTTATAGAAGTAAATATCGGTGAACGTTGGTCAACAAACGGATTCTGCAAGATTAAAAGCGTTGATACTGTAAATCAGATAATCACGGAGCAGTTGGATAGTGACGAATATTCAACGATGCAGCTAGGCGATATATGCCGTGGTATATATTCGAATATCGGTAATCAATATACGACCGAGAATAAGGATGCGGACGATTGCGGATTCCCGACCAAATACGGGTTCTTCACGTCTTATTTCAGTGTCACTAAAATTATTGAAAGCGGGAAAGGCATAAGTAAGTTTGAGTATCAGTTACGTACATCCACTACCCCACACCCTTGCGCACTGATGCAAGCCGCACAATACGGCTCATTCACGGACGGGAAAAGACGTGCAAGCATATTCCAGTCTAATTACCCTCACTCCTATACCGAAAATCTTGAAGGTGTAAACACTTGGGTAATCAACAGTGCCAACATTACGAAACGTGACGGTTGGTTAGGAGATGTGGAGATAACATTAAAAAACGGAACAAAACAGCAATTATACGGATATGGTCTATATGTACAGGATAATGTCTATTTCGGAAGTGCCGTTATACAGTTAAGTCCGCAGACGTTAGCCGATTTACAGAAGGAATTAAGCAACTATATCGTATCGCTTACAGATTATGCGAGCAGCTTTACGGCAGACGCAAAGGGTAATATAATAGGCGGTCTTTGGTTTGAGGACGATTTAGGCAACAAGCAATACCGCATACATACGGCAGTATCAGTGACGAACAATAATAATATTATGTTGTGGCTTGCTGATTCAACCAAAGACGCAACGGAAAATAAATATAAGCTGTACGTACAAGGTATAGGGTGCAGTGCCTTTATATCCAACTCGACTGTATATATAACATCTATTGATAATTTCAACGATGGAATAGCCACTACTGATGATGGAAGTAAGCATACGGACGAGTGGTATGATATTATGCGCAAGACCAATTCGTGCAGCGTCAATATAATAGTCGATTGCGAGGGGAAAGGAAGTATCGTTAAGACAATGAATATCGGTATCAAGCATACCGAGGAAGTGTTTGCTATTGCTGACCTAGATAATGAGATGAGCAATATCCGTTTCTCACTAAAAGACGGAAAGTACAAAGGTTTCGACTCGTCCGCAACAGGTGTGACTATCAAGCACAATAACGTTCCGATGAAAATAAAAAATATCGTGTTCGGAACACTCCCTAGTGGCATTACGGCGGCATACACTTTATCAACTGATTCTTTGTCGGCAGTAATTACGTTTGCAAGTAGTCTTACTACTGATACCCTTACAGACTTCAACGTTCCGATTACGGTTGTAGGTACATTGGCTGGTGTAGACTATGAGAGCACTTTATACAAGAAGTTTACCAAGATAGAAGGTACTGCTACTTATGAGCTTTCACCTAGCACAGGAAGTATCGGTGCTACATACGATGCGAGCGGTAATAAAGTATTGTCAACAGATAAAATCAGTTGCGGTATTAAGTGCTACGATGATTCGGGAGAGAATTACGACCTTACATCCGCACAGCAGACGGATAGAAGTATAACACTATCTTATGTGGTGTATGATGCAAGCGGAAACTCGATAAAAAACGGAAATGCCAGTGTCGGTGATAATATAAGCCTTACATCGGCTTCATACAAGATAGTATTTACCCTTATTATAGCGTCAAAAACGGTGGATGAGGAAACTATATATGCCAATGCGGACGGCAAACCGTCATTTACCTATATCAGATACGCTACTAATCTAAATGGTAACGATATGCAGACATCTCCCGATGATACACATATCTATATAGGTGTATATACAGGTATTCTCGCAACCGCCCCTAATATCGCATCCGCATATACTTGGATGAGATGGAAGGGCGATACTGGAGAGGGTACAAAAGGCGATAATGGCTATGTACATATCGCTTGGTGTAACACATCTGACAATAGCGACAACAGCTTTACAATATCTAATACGGATGGCAAGGAATACGCATATATAGGCACATACACCGACAATACAGCGTCTGACTCCACAACATTCTCTACTTATACATGGGTTAAGGTTAAGGGTGAAAAAGGAGATAACGCATACATACATATTAGATATAGTGCCGATAATATCACAAGTTCAACAGGCGCATCTATGAGTGATACGCCATCATCAACTGATAGATATATAGGTATATTAAGTAATAATACCGCTACTGCATCTACGACAAAATCTGATTACGTGTGGTCTTTGTTCTACGGACAGGACGGTAGCGGATATGAACTTGTATATTTCTTATCTTCTACATATTCAGTTCCATCCAAAAATGCAAATAACAAAGACGATGTACAGAATAAAACTGGGTATTGGTATGACGACCCTCAATCAACAACGAGCGCATTACCTTACTTGTGGGTTTCACAGAGAACTAATACAAACGGTGTATGGGGTAACTGGGGAACGGCAACATTATTTTCTGTTTACGGAAAGTTTGTAAAAAGCATTGTAAACTACTATCTTGCATCGGCTAGCGGCAGCGGTGTGACAAAATCGCAGATAACTTCAACTTCCGTACAGACTACAACCGTAACGTTGAAATACCTTTGGACTTGGCAGAAAACTACCTTTAATGATGGTTCTTCGGTTGAAACAGACGCACATATCATAGGCACTTACGGGGATAGCGCATATCTGCATATCAAGTTTGCAAAAACGAATGATACAACGAAATCGGATATGTCAGATACCCCTACTTCTGAATACAAGTATATAGGACTTTACACTGACAATAATTCGGAAGCCTCTACAACAAAGTCCGATTATATATGGTCTGTATTTTTCGGACAAGACGGAGAAAGTTATCAGATAATATACAAACTTACAAGTAGCAATACCGCACCTAGCGCATATACAGGAGCAGACCAACCGACATCTACCACTAGGGGAGACTGGACGGATAACCCATTGTCGTGCGATGCTACTAGCTATCCGTATCAGTTCGAGTCGATGAGAACAAAATCAAACGGGGTATGGAGCTCTTGGTCTACACCGTCATTTTACAATAGATACGCAAAGGATGGA